CTTGTCCATCTAAACTTGCTATTTGACCGGCTGATGCTCCTTTAACTTTATTGAGATTTAATTTACAAAACTCAATTAGTTCGTCCATTTCTTCGACTGTTTTTGGTGCAGTTAATTTTGACTTAAGGCATAGAGCAGCAGTCATTAATTCGTTTGGGTCATCTCCTGCTTTACTACGTTTACCGTCTGGTCTACAATTAACATAGATATATCGGTCCATGTCTTTATGTTTAACTGTAATATCTTTATCCATTCTATCAGAAGGTGGTTGTGGTCCTTCTTCTAAATCTGGAGTATCAGCAATAATTTGTCTTGCTAATGATGCCCATTTAACACGTTGATTACCAGGCATAATAGCAAAGAGGCCGAGCTTTTTACTATTGGTTTTACCATTACGATTGTCAACTTCAATTGCACCATCAATTGTTGAAATACCATCGTCGATTTTAGATAAAACATCGATAGCAAATGATACATCATCTCCAGAATAATCTGGAGTATCAATAGGTGCTTCTGTTAGACCTGAAAAGTCTCCAAAGGTTAAAGCAATATTTCGTTCTTCTTTAGGAACACAGTTAGGCACCATTTTGTTGCCTTTCTTTTTCATTCCTACTTGTTTATGAGTACTCCAACAAGGATCGTTCTCATCAAGTTTTCCACCTGCAGAAGTAAACGCAGCGATCGCCATATTACGACGCTTTTCTTTATCGGCATTTTTAAATTGAGGTGCATCTGACTTTTGGAAATCATCAATCCATGCACCTAAACCATCAGATACTTTGAGCTTTTCTTCTAGTGGTTGTTTTGCAAATGAACTAAAACTTTTCATAATACCTTATTGAAATATGTGGTGTTTCAGTTATTTATAAAAATTAAATCAAGTGTACGTCGTTGAAAACACCCTTTCGTTTCTTACTTAATCGTTGACCGATGTCTGTCTTGTCAAAAACAGGACCATCATCTTCAATCATCTTCTTTTTTCCAGAGCTACCGCCAGAGCTGTCGTCAATATTGATATTGTTCTGTGCACTTTCTTCAAGTTCATAGATTTTCATTTTTGCTCTATCAATACCAACAAGGAACCTACGATACCAACTGATGTCACCCCAACGATTCTTCAATTGCTTCAACATAAGTTGACCAAGGTCGTCGAGTTGTTCAGATGTTACGAGAGCTAAAATACAATCAGCTGTATGAGTAATACCCATAGATTCAGATGTATTAGTCAAATCAACATCAGAGTTACCATAACCATCACGGTTGAACTGAGATGATGTAACAACAGCACAGTTATATTCCATTGCAAGACCACGTACCTCTTCGGCAATACTCTTAACTAGGTTATAACTACTTGATGCAGCTGCACCTCTTACTCTTGCTGATGCACAGATATTGAGGTAATCTAAAAATATTACATCAGGTGCAAAATTCTTCTTCTGTTTCAACTCATTTAATAAATGTCTGAAGTGACCAGAGTGAACTGAACCTGTCGGATATTCTTTGATAACCAACTTACCAGTGGTTTTTGTTTTGTATCGAGCCATTCGTTTTTCATAAACATCTCTTGGAATCTCATTAACTTCGTCAAGTGTAATATCCATGATGTTTGCATCAATCCTACGACCAATTTCTTCTTCTGCCATTTCCATTGTAATATACAGAACATTTTTACCATACATAAGATGATTAGCAGCCATGTGACATTTCAATAATGATTTACCACCTCCAGTAGTTGCAAGCAATACTGTCATTGATTTACGAGGTAAACCACCCTTGGTAATTTTATTTAAAATATCAATGTCAAACGGAATACGCTCTTCTTTCTTATGATAGTGTTCGTATCTGTCTTGGAAATCAGTTAAGAAATCGTGACCAACACTTGAGTCAAAAGATATACCCAAGCTATCAGATAACAATTTTGGAATGCTACCTTTGTCATTTTCTTTGTCTTGTCCATCAAGGATAAGAATAGATTTACGAATGCTGTTATATAAATCTTTGTTTTGACAAAACTTTTCAGTCTCGTCAAGTAAAAACTGTGGATTGGTTGAGTCATCAATTTCAAACTCACCAATCAGTTCATGGATTGTGTTATACGTATCTTCGTTGAGGTCTTTACGCTTTTCAAGTGAGAGCTTAAGAGCCTCTATGGTGGGAGGCTCTTTGTATTGCTCTACATATTCTGTAACGGTGTTAAAGATTTTACGATAAGAGATGTCATCGAAGTAATCGTCTTTTAGATAAGGATAAACCTTTCGGCTATATTCCTCATTCAGTATCAGATTCGATAGTATCGTCTTCTCTATCATATTCATCTTCTCCAGATTCAAGTGTAGTTAATTTAAATTTTTTCTCTACGAAGTCGTTAAACCTTTCATCAGCAATTAAGCCTTTGAAAAAGTCTTCGTCCTGTTCGATATCCTTTGAACGTCTTTTTGGTTCAATGATTTCACCCGTGTCCATATTGACTACATTATACCATCCTTGGTTAGCCTTTGTCAAATGCCCAGACTCAAGAGCTAAGTCAAACAGACTTGAGTACTTTTGAATACCGGTATCGTAAAGAACTGTAAATGGTAATTTAGCTTTCTCTTTAACATATCTAGATTTCTCAATATTAATTGTGAACTTAAACCCTGCAAGGTCAGTACCTTCTTTCTGTTGAGATTTAGAAATGATAAAGATTTGGTTAGCTGAGTAGTAAATACCTGTACCACCTGATACAATGTTCTTAGGAAATAATCCAATCTCTTTGTATGTGTGGTTGATGGCAATCATTGGAATATCTTTACCAGTAAGTTTTGGTGTTACAATACGGAATAATGATTTAAGCTGTTTTGCTCTTGTCATATCAGCAACTGATTTCTCATTCATCGCATCCTCAACCTCTTTACGAGATGCAAGGTTACCAATAGAGTCAATCATAATAAAGACCTTATCGCCTTTTTCGATTTCGTCTAATCGTTTAGTACAGTCAAACTTCAATTGTTCAACGTCTTCGATTGGTACGTGAATGACACGGTCAGTATCAATATTATAACTTTCAAGATATTCTGGAGTAATACCATACTCAGAATCGTAAAGGATAGCTACACCATCAGGATATTTCTGAAGATAAGCTTTCATACAGTATAGACCGAGAAGAGTTTTAAAACTCTTGGATTCACCAGCCACAACTGTAAGACCTGGAAGTAAACCACCTTTTAATGAACCGCAGAATGCGATATTAACAATAGGTAGTTCTGTTTGTATTGGGTCTTTAGTATTGAAGAAGGAGCTTTTAGATAGTACAGTCGACCCTTTGACTGAACCTGCCTTCAACATTTTGTCAAGTAGACTCATAATTTATTCTCCGCTAAGAATTTGATGTAGTTTATCTGCAAAAGCGTCAAGTTTCTCATAACGGTTTGGCCAGTAGATATAATCTTTTTCTGGGTTGGCCTTGAGATTATTTAACAATGGCATAATAGCCGCATACATGATTTCAGCTCTTTGAGTTGCTTGTTCAGCTGTTGCTGATGCAGACTCTGCTTGAGCTTTAGTTTCTTGTACAACTGATAATTCATCTTCTGTCATGGCTGTAAAGCCAAAGTCGAAGTCAATCATATTTGTTGTTTCTTTAATTGACATACTTTCTCCTGTGAATATGGGGACCCGAGAGCCCCCACCTTAGATTAGTTACGAGCAAGTTCCTTAAAAATTGAAAGGTCATCGTCATCGTCATCTACTGATGAATTCGTTTCAGCCACTGCTGGAGTCGGAACTGGTGCCGACGCAACTGTGCTTGAAATATCGAGGTCATCTGAAGTGTCTTCGGCTTCATACGGAGATGGAGCAGATTCTTCAGCAGTATCATTTGCGAGGTCAAGAACTCTGTAGAGTTTAGTCTTTAACTCATCGTATGACTTGAAATTAGCTGGGTCAACAAGTTGCTGTAAGCTGTGTTGTTGTGACCATACTGTTTCAAGTGCTTCATCGTCATCTAATAGCGGTGATGGTGCATCAAACTCTGACTTATCATAGTTTGGGTAACCTTCGAACTGTCTAATTTTCAGTCTGAAGTTTGCACCTTCCCATAGGTCAAATGGATTTACTGGGTCTTCGTCCTCAAAGGTAGGATTCATCAAGTCATTCAACTTGTCGAAAATTTTCTTACCGAATGAGTACATAAAGACTTTACCTTCGTTCTCTGGGTTTGCTGGGTCTTTGACAACATAGATATTCGAAGTATACTTCAATCTACGCTTTTGTTTACGAGCTTGGTCTTTATCAGCATCAACGCCTGAGTTCCAAAGTTTTGAATTATACTCTGACACAGGGTCGTCTTGGTTGATAGTAGTCAAACTATTTTCGATATACCATAAACCTGTAGGGCCTTGGAAGCCATGGTCCCATACTCTAACGAAAGGCATTTCTTCATTCTGCGGTGCAGGAAGGAAACGAATAATTGCAAAACCGTTACCGGCTTTATCTCTTGTTGGTTTCCAGAATTTACCCTCGTTTGGGTCTTGGTAGGATTTAGATGAAATCTTGTCGAGTTGCGCATTAAGCGATTCTAAAGACTTCGAACGATTCTTCTTTAAAGAAGCAAAGTTAGTAGTTGCCATATTTAGTTTCTCCTTGTATAGCGTTATATAGCGTTGTATTAAGTTTGGAAGTGGTCACGTATAATGTCCTTAAACTTCCGCTCATCATATAACAAGAAAGGTTTATACTTTCTTGAGAGTCTTATTATATCACGCGAGATTATTTTGTCAACAATTTTTTCACTCCAATATTCAAAAATATTGGCAGCATGAGTTAGAATAACGAAAGTCTCTAATGAGATTTTCTTCTGACTATACTGAGTCATTATATAAGGATGCTGACCATCCCGTGATACAAAGTTTGCTGTCCAATCTTCATTTAGATTTTTCAGCTCGGATTTAAAAGTATAAGTCAATGACTCAATCTTTTTCCTCCATTCTAAATATCTGTTTTCGGCCTCATAATCGAGTAGTTGCCTTACCCAGATATTTTGATTATTTATAAAGTTTGCGAGCATAAAGTCAATTACATTGTCCTTTTTTGAGAGCTTTGTAAAGCTATATGCATCGTTTCTAGTACGAAATGTTTCTATCGAGGCTCTGACTTTTCCGTTGTATTTGTGGTAGTCATAACCATCTGATGTGAAATGCTTTTTTAGTGCTAGATATTTTATGTATGTTTCAAATCCAGAGTCTACGAGCATTTAACACCCTTTTACAATATCGTCCAGATTCGGTTCTTCACTTTTAACCATTCTTAAACCTACAGCTTCAGTTCGTATTTTCTCTTTGAGTATCGAAGATTTCTTTACGATTTGTGCTATGGTTTCTATTTCTAAATTGTTCTTTTCTGCGAAATCTATGAGTGCATCAATATAGGGCACTCCCTTAGATAATTTAGAAGAAATTTCATGGTGTATTTTGTCAGGTGTTAGAGCAACAACGGACATATCATTTTCTCCTGTTTTCTCTTTTTTCATAATTTCCTGTATATTATATACTAAAAAGGTGGGTTTGTCAACAATTATTTTTAGTATTTTGAGGTGATAAAAAAATGGGTACTATTTTCATAATACCCATCTATTATAACACGTTGTTCGTGTTTTGTCAACCTTTATTTATACAATAAAGATTTCTTTTTCGCACGGCACGAAAAGGTCATCATACGTGCATATTTCAACATGATGTTGAACCATAGGAATGCCTAAGAGCTGGGGCATCAACTCATAGTGGTGTTCATAAAGGGCGGGCCAGAGGACGGGACCTAAAAATCCCATCAAGCATAATCCAAAGAATAATACGGCCAGCGTATAGTTTCGGATTGTTTTTAACATTTTATACCTCAGCAGGGTCCTTAGTTGTATCAACTACATAACCTTTTGCTTCCCATTGTTCCAATGTTCTGCAACGAGTTTTGCGTTGAGTTAGACCATTAATTCCTTGTACTTCTACTCTTGCACAGTATAAACCATCTTCGTTTAAACGTGCAACGTAGTCCTTGGGTTCAGCCATTGCGGCTGTACTTGATAAAGCGCTCATGAGACAAGCACCAATAACCATCTTCTTCATTAAGAATATCTCCTAGATTGTGGGGGTAAATTTTAAGGTTTGTTACTCTTGGTAACACAATTATATATAACCGTTTGCCTCACTTTTATATTAATTTTTTGTTAATATTGGGTATTTTATTATATTCCAACTAGGAATAGTTGTACAAAAGTTTTACACTTCCTCGAATAGAACATTCTCGACATATTGGTCTTTACGCTCTTCGGATATTCCCATTGCAAGAATTGAAGAATGGAGCATTTTATTCATTTTCTGATTACGACAATATTTGTTTTGTGCATCAATCGTATTGAGATTTTTGTTTCGTTGGTAAACAGGGTTCTCCATTTCTGTACAATAGAATGAAGCTAAGTTTAAAGCCATTTGACAGAGTTGGTCTGTTTCTTCACCTTCGCGAATTGAACCTGCACCTACAATATTTGGGCTAAATATTTCCAAAGCCCAATCAGGCATCTCTCTTGCACGAGTCCATAATAACCCTTCGGTTTCATAATTAAATTTATCTAGGAAAGGGTGAGGGCCTTCTATGACGGGTGAGTAGTCACAGAAGCAACCAGAGATTTTTTTGGGATTTGCTACAATATCTAAACCGAAGATTGGTAAATTAATATGTGGTTGTGGGAATATATTGATATGCATTAACCAGAGTTTATTTTTACCTACTGGTTCTATTGTTTTTAAATGAGCTTTTCGTATAACATCACTTTTCCAAAACCAATCACTCCAGCCTTCCAAATCTGCAGTATGTTTTGGATTTTTATATTCTTGCATATTGGCGCCAAATAAACACCGCAAGCGAAAAGACAAATCTCGTAATCTGTCAAATAATTCTGATTCTATCATTAATCTTCGTAATTATTTAATTCTGCTAATATAGTTTCACCACTATCATAATCTTCTGGATTATCGTGATAGAGTTCTATTAATTCAAAGAACATACGCTCTGCGAATTCAAAACAAATTTTAGCTTCGTCAGCCATACTATCATCAAGTAATTCTCTCACTCCAGCTATTAAACCTTTGCGATCGTCGAACTCATACATTGCTCCATTACCAGGAACATGTTTCTTAATGATTTGACCACCGTGAGCATCACCAAAGTGTCTTACATATAGGTGAGCTAATAAGCCGTTATTATTTCCGTCTTCGTAGAGGACGTCAATATGTCTTTGATACTCAACAACACTTTTTAAAGGTTCTTCAACTTCTGGCAAATCGTACATATTTTCTAATTCAATTAAATCATCTTCAATTTGAGCTGACCTAAAGATTGCTTCCAATTCAATTGGTATCTGCACAGCACTTTCTAATGCTGAATAATTTGCTAATTGTGCAGCTAAATATTGTTGATAAAGTCTTGGTGGAATGTTACCACTCAATAACATATCAGCAAATTCAGTACGTTCTGCGTTGTCGTGATGTTCCTTAGTTAAAGCTTTAAGATTGTTTGACATTGACCACTCCCTCATAATTTAGTTGGTTCGTTACAATTTTATTTATAAATAAATGTATAGTCATGCTTATTTGAGATAAAAATAAAAGGAGAATATGTATGCTAAATCTAGATATGTTAAAAGGATTCGTTAATCTTGGAAAGGATTGGGTCCTTGACAGAATCGGAGAAAGAACATCATGGGATGGCGGTTTAATCATTGCTGTCTGTGGTGGATATTTACTTTTCGGTGGAATCATCGAATTAGTGGCTTGGGTCGGATTAGTTTACGGCGCATGGACACTATGGAAATCTGAGGCTTAATTATGGCAAAAGAAACAGTAGACACCGGAAGAGGTGAAGCAACCATCGATATTGAAAAATATACTGAGATGGTGCTTAAGCTTGATGAAGCTCAAGATAAAATCAAAGAAATGGAAAAACTTTCTAAGGAATTACAGATTGCAACAGCAGCTGCTAAACCTGCACAAAAGTTTTCATTTGGTGCGCTGTTCCGTGACGAAAATGATATAAATGAGAAATCAATCATTGGATTTATATCCTTTGCTTTAATGACTGTTTTTGGTATCTGTGACTTAGTCACAGCATTCTGGGGACAAGATTTAGTGATTTCAGATACTATTTACACATCATTTGTTGTGGTAACATTAGGTGCTTTTGGTATATCTGAAGCTGGAAAAGCTTTCAGTAAGCAATAATAAAAAGGGGCGCAAAGCCCCTTTTGTTTAGCACGTAACTTTCTGTCTTATAATTTTCTACTCACATCACAGATTGTTTCTGTTTTTGTGGTATCGTGATAGTCGTCGTTTCTAAAATCTCTAACTGATGTTTCCTTAACTAAATATCCATCACGGATTTTATAGTTAACGACTTCCTTTCTAAATACACCTTCCATTTTATCAAACACTGTTTTAAAGGGTCCTTCAGAAAGTCCGTCATAAGGCTTCATCGCCCTATCAAGCATTGCTTTCTTTGAAGGTGTTAAAGTTTCGACATTATTGCCTTTGTATTTCATATTATATTTCCTATGTTTGGTTTTGGTCTGGGTGAGTACCCTCTAACCATTGTAATCTTTCTGGGTCATCTTCAGCTTCAAATTCGTCATCGGCTCCAGTGTCGTCAGGTATTAATTCAGACACAACCAATTTAAGTGAAGAATTACCGAGCTGATTTTCTTGCACTGAATGAGCAGGAATGATAGTTGTATTTGCTTCAGAGGTAACAATTTCACCTGCCATATCTCCATCTTTATCACGAGCGAATCGAGCATTTTGAATCCATTCCGGATTGTTCGTTACTGTATCATTATAAACGGATGCTACATGGTCAAAGAATGCTGTACCTGGTCCTAGTGTTTGAAAATCCCAAGTGAGATAATTTACTTCGTCCCAAAATGCTTCTCTTGCTACGTGATATTCATCAGAGTACATATATGATTTACTTCCTGCTTGGTTACGACCAATAAGTAACATCGTTCCAAGGAAGTGTGTTCCATTTACAAAGCCTGAGCTTAATGTAAGAGCGTATCCATCTTCTGAACAAACGAAAAGAACTCCATCATCTGCATCGAGATGTGATTGGAATTGTTGACGAAGATACGCGCGTTTTGCTTCATTGTCACCATCAGCGACAGGAGTGTCTGCCCATGGATAGCTTCCGCCGTTTAAGTTATCAATACAGTCATCAAACATGCGGTTGAAATCTGTATCGTTAATCTCGGTTATTAAATCAAATCTTATTGCCATTATATAATCCTATTGTGGAGTTTCTGGTGAAATAACTGCTCCGTTTGAATATGGGGCTGTCGAGTTGACATAGTTAGAACCCCAAATCCAACTTGTTCTATTTCGGCTTGTGTCTCTGAACCAACTTGCGTTTGATGTGTATAATGTAAAGTTTCCATCAGTGTATCGGTTAAACCAATTTCTTGGTAAATAACCTTGCATATAAATTACTTGTGAATGTTGTGTTCCTTTAAAGGTTGTTCTTACACGATACATACCAAGTATTGTTGCTCCTCGATAATTTGTTGGATTGATTGAACCCATCGCAGGAATAACATTTCCGTTTGAATAGCCCCAGTTTGTAATTGAAGAACCAAAGTTAATTTGTCCACATACTAAATGCCAACCTCTATGAGCACCATAAAAATTACTTAATGAGATAGTACCACTTGTTGGAACAGTTGTATTGTGACCAGAGCCATAGCTATGAACTCGAGATGCATTTACTCCACCTCTGTAGTATTCAGCCATATCAGGAGAACCACTCGCACCAAATTGGTTACGAATATCGTTCATTGAAATTGTTCCAGATGTTTGTAATCTACTCAATCTTATCTACCTGTTTTTTGACTAAATCCCTAACGGTATCTAATTTATACCACAAACTACTAAACATAGTTTCGCGGCCATCGCCCCAATCGACTATGTACCTTTTATATCCATAAGGTCTATCAGAAAATATTCTAGCAGACTTATATGAGTATTCCCATAGCCTCATAGCTATTTATTCTTGAAGTAATTGAATGAGACCACTTTCCCAGTTTGCAGCAACATCTTCTGCGTAATATTTGCTTTTACCTGGTAGTTTACGCGACTCTACAACACGGCCGTTTTCAATTAAGTCAACGACATACATTGTATCTGGTCCGCCTGAACCTGAGTTATTTGAACCTCTTACCGCTTCTTTACGAATTGAACTTGTTCTACTCACCTAAAACCTCCCATGCTTCTACAGTGTCTAATCTAAATGAGCGCCATGCGTCTTTATCTAATGACCATACTGGAAATGCTTCGGTGCTTGTATTATCAACGTTTACTTTCGTTGTGACACCGTTTGCTTCCAATACTGCAGGGTTGAGAGTGCACGGCATGACTCTCAATTCGCCTGTGTCAATTTTACGAAAGGACACTGTTACTGTTCCTTTCTTTAATGCTTCTAGCAATTTGCTTTTTTCAGCTGTTTCCATAATATATCCTTGATTGGCCTCCTCTGAGAGAGTCGAACTCCCGACCTTGTGGTTCGTAGCCACACGCTCTATCCAACTGAGCTAAGAGGAGATGTAAAATGTTATTATAACACGTTTGGTTTAATTTGTCAACCCTAAAATGTTTTGCCAAAAATTAATCCAAAATTCGCCATGGTCTTTCATAATACCCATAGCTAAAAATGAGAATCCAACACCATTCAAAAGAATGAGTGCTCTATCTTCCCATAAAATCGAAACCCACATCCATAGTCCAATACCAACAAAACTAAAATATAAATCTAATAAATGGTAATCTGGACCAGATGAACGAAAAATAATTGCTGCTAATACAAGAGCCGAAGCTACCCACTTAACATACCAATCGAGTTTCTTTTCACCACGTTCACTACGTATCATTAACTTATTTCAACCTCTTCAGTAATGTTCGCGACTGGCATATCTACAATAATTCCATCAATACGACGAATATAAATTCTGCCATCTTCTTCTCGCTCTTTAGTTCCAACGACCTCTAGCACCACTTCTGGTTTGAGTTCGTGTGTATAAGTAATTCTGTATTTACTCATTTTCCTAGCCTCTTTTTAAGTATTTCTACTTCTTTATCTTTTCGTTTCTGCCATTTTTCAACAGAGCGATCGCCCTTCTCAAAAAATTCAGATGCTACTAATCTTTCGTATGCACCTTCTTGTCTGGCTCTTAAGTTCTTTTTTCTAATCATAATGTTTCTTCCTCAACTTCAATAAGCTCCATAGTATGTTTCCAATCTCTTACATGAAAAGCTTTACCATAATGACCAAGCTCAATAATCATTTTTAATGGATAGTCATTTCCACCGTGTAAACATTTATCTCCAAAGAAATATAGCTCATATTCTTCGTGTAAATCGTTTGCTATAATACTCTTATTTAATCCTTTAGGGCATATATCAATGGAAATTTGTCCACCAATAGTTGCTTGCATATCTGGATATTTTTTCTCAATCAATCTAGCAAATACTTCACGCTCTTTATTTTGTTGGTCCCATTTATAATATTCTTCTCTTTGTCTTTGAGTACAATCGCGACCTACAGTACTTAAATTTATCATGCCTGTGCGAACTTCAACATGATTACTTGTTTTAATTGGATAACGAGAGTGATGGACTTGATTTTCTAAAAAGTGTTTAAACTCATACGATGGTTTCCAATCTGATGATTTGACTCTTCGATTGCCTTCCCATACTTCTGCACCATTACATTGATACACTGCTTTACAAGCATCATAAATTTCAAAGCCAACTTGCTCAAATGTTTTGGCTCTATCTGAACCTGTAATGAGATAAACTGGGTATTTTTGTGCAAATGCTAAAAAGACTTTTTGAAAGTCTTCGTCAATGATTCCACGAGATGGTGTTAATGTACCATCGACATCAAAAATATATGCTCTTGGTTTCACGTAATTGCTTTAACTATAAAATATAAAAGGAGCCATAACGGAATTGAAAACGTTAAGCCCCATATTAAACCTTTAGCGAAATTACCATCGTCATAGTTTTCTAATGGTATTCCTTCGTATCTTTCTTCTTTTTTCATAATATATCCTCGTGGTGGAGCTGACAAGAATCGAACTTGCGACCTACTGCGTGCAAGGCAGTCGCTCTCCCTACTGAGCTACAGCCCCACGATGTTTTTCATAACCTTTTTTCATAGCTTTCTTACGGTCAACATGCGTAGCAGGCTTATTAAACTTATTCAAGTTCTTCGCTACCGGATTTACTTTGATTCTTTCCATTTTGTCTAAACCTTTTGTTATATTGCCGTTTAATCTTTTTGACCACGCCTGGTCTATCTAAATATTTATACCATTTGCGAGCTTTTGTAAGAGCGTCTTGTTCATCTCCACCCTTTAATGGAATTTTATCTTTACTCATCTTCGAATGTCTTCCTTAAAGTATATCCATGGTATTCACCGGATTCTTCGCACAATAGAGTTTCTTCCCAAACTAATTCATCACCTTCGCCCCAACCCACTTGCACTAATAGTTCATCAGGAATAGGTAAAATCAGTTCTCCAGTCTTTGGGTCTTCTTCAAGTCTAACTATGTATTTACTCATGCTCATATCCTATTTGGTCGGAGTAATAGGATTCGAACCTATGACCCTCTGCTCCCAAAGCAGATGCGCTACCAGGCTGCGCTATACTCCGGATTTGGCGGAGAAGGTGAGATTCGAACTCACGGAAGTTTTACCTTCGCTTGATTTCAAGTCAAGTGCATTCAACCACTCTGCCACTTCTCCTACTACTTGGTAGGACTGGGTGGAGTTGAACCACCGACCTTCCGCTTATAAGACGGATGCTCTAACCATTGAGCTACAGTCCTATATTTGGTGCCTCGAGTCGGAATCGAACCGACAAGCTCTTACGAGCGAGAGATTTTAAGTCTCTTGTGTTTACCTATTTCACCACCGAGGCGTGATTGGCACGCCCACCAGGACTCGAACCTGGAACCTACAGCTTAGAAGGCTGTTGCTCTATCCAATTGAGCTATGGGCGCATTGTTACTGGTGCCGGAGATAGGAATCGAACCTACAACCTACTGATTACAAATCAGTTGCTCTACCGTTGAGCCACTCCGGCAATATAATCTTCTAACAATGGCTTCTTAATCTCTCTTGGATTATTCGTCCAGTTAATAAAGTCCGTGTACATATTAGTAAACACTTCATTTTCTTGGCAGACAGCTTGAAGTCGTCGACTCTCAGCTAATCCTTTCTGCCAAACGCCATGGTCATCGCTATAATTGTAATACCAATCATGGCGACTCAAAGCGTTGTAATATTCTTCGATAGTCATTCTGCGTTAAGCTCCTTTTCGAATGCTACTACCATCTT